TAATAATATATCGAAGGCAGTTAAAATCCATTCACTATGCATTCCTTTATCAAAGGCTGCAAAATCTCCATCAACAAATTTTCCATTAAAATCTAATAGATAATTTGCTAACTCATCCCACTCCCGGGACTGAGCACAAATACCTATCGCAGTCTCAAATAAAAATTTGTGATTTAAAGCAAATCTTGTAACAGAACCAAAAAACATTCTACCGATGATTGTACCATCAGCACATAGTGCTTCAAAATTACGTGTTTTTTCTGCATCAAATTTCTTTTTACTTACTACCTCATCTTTTAGAGAATTTACGAATACCATATAAGTCATTTTTCCTTCCATATATTTCTGTAATCGAAAATCAATACTGGCTTGTAATTCATCATTAACCTCAATCCCATCAGGGAACATAGGTGTAGGAGCATCTAATAAAAAATTCTTTTTCGATTTCCTCCATGGATGACCAGCACTAGATTTCCTATTAATACCATCTACATAAGCAACACCAGGATAACCATTTAAAGCTATATCTTGTGAATATGGCTCTAATAATTTAAATGCATCATCCGGTAAGCACTGAACAATATCATCATAATATGCTGTCGCACATTGTTGTAAAATATGTGGATCAAAATTACTTCTTGTATTAATCATATGGGTAAGAGGCTGAGTATATACTTTTCTTCCGCGCATCACAGGTTTATAATGTTTCTTTTTAACACCATATTTTTCAAGATATGGCAATAAAAGAGTCTCACAAACTCGTGATTTAGGATGACTTAAATTTCTATTTAACGTACCAAATACTTCACCATTACCCTTACCAACTATCCTCAAATTGGATTGTCGACATAAAGGTGATAATTCAATGGTTATATCTTGCGAACCAACCATAGGTATATCACCTTGAACTTGTGTATCAAATAAGGTTAAATACTCCTTTATCACTTCACTAGAAAGCGATATAGCTATATTCTCAAAATATCCCTTTTCATTAAAACCTTCAACATGAATTCCTAAAATAGATAAACAAGTTCCACCAGATAGTGTTTTATATTCTGCTATTAAAGGCATACCACAATCTCCATTTTGAGTGTCGATCTTAGGTCTTCCCTTAATTGCATCAAATTTAGCACCTATGGCAAGATTATATCTTGACCCATCATGGCGTATATTGTTTACAGTATTATAAGTTATAATACCACTAGATTCACGTTTAATATAATATCCATTGGTAGGACTATTATTTTTCTTACATTGAAAATACATTGTAATATCAGGCTTCGGCTTAACATAAGTAAACCGAAATAAAGCTATATCTGCATCCACAAATCTAATAAAATCTATTTCTTTGAATTTAGCAGTGACATTTGAATTAATATAATTCTTAGTATCACTATGTATGATAGTTAAATCACACTCATCTACAATTGGTATAGTATGATTATTAGAAAGATACACATGTCCTTTCAAACATATTGCTCGAAATCGTTTACAACGATTTCCACACTTCCACTCAAAAAGAACAGCATTTGTATCAAACTTTGAACGAATAATATCAACATGCGGTGGAGAACTAAGCGTAGCTTGAGTTAAAACTTTATTATAATCCGTATCATCATATACATATGGATTGATATGCTCTTGAACTAAAGAGGCTATCTGTCCCTGAACCATATGTTGGTTCAGTTCAGATTGTGTCTGTTGAATATTATCACTTAATTTTTTATCTTCTTTTCGTGATACACAACTATGTAGTAACTTATACACGACGTACAAAGAACTACACGCTCCAAGCGATATCAAAATAGATTTAAAAATTTTAGGTTGACTAACTTCTCGAAATACATTTGTAAAAGCAAGTTTGCCTATAAATTTTAATATATCTCCTCTCGGTCTACATATAACCATACAAGCTACTGCCAAATACTGAAATAACTGAATAGATAATAGATAAACAATAAAACTTCGAGTATATTTACACATATATAACCAATTCATCACAATAATTCCGTATGTTGCAATGGAAAAATAAATTTTCCAAAGTGTAGATTGTGTCTCATTTGTATCAAACAACTCTTGATCGGTCTGAGGTGCACTATGCACTACTTCCGGCATTGGTTTATCTTCACGATACATGAAAACACGTTCTAATACGGTGTTACGCACATCTTCTTCTTCTTTCTCAGATTGAGTACTTATACATTTACACAATTCAATAGGTGCATAACAACTATTGCATATTTCTGTTTTTATAAATTCATCTACTTTTTCTGCAACCAATTTTTGATCTTCACGAAAAATTAATATAATGCGCGAATACCACTGGAGAAACTCCAAAATATCATCAAATTGTTCAACAACAGTATAATGTGGTAAATATGCCTTATCTCCATAATTAGCAAATACAGTTTCAACTTTTATATGCCACATATTTGGATATGGTCCACGCATAGGATATAAACGAGCCTTAACAGGATCAATCATACCATTCGTACTACATTCTTCTTTTAACACAACATTAATTATATAAGGAAACCGTCGATTTACTGCTATAGGATGAGAAAAATACGTTTGGGTATTCAATTCTTTTGTATTAGTTGTCCCAATAACTAAATCAGGTCGCATAATAACTCTTCCTTT